TCCGTCCATCATTCGGCAGAAGGGGGAAGTCCTCTCGTCCATCATGGCCAAGATTTCGTACTCTTCCACCATCGCCTGCTCCATGGCCGAGACCCCGCCAAAACACCTCGCCCGGTTGATTACGGTGGCGGCCAAACCTTTCCAATATGCGTCCATCTTGTAATAAGCATCGAGGTTGTCCTTCAAAATAGCCCCAACCTCTTCGCGACCTAACCCTAAGAACATTCCGTTGTCTATGACCATCTTCTGTATGCTCTCTGATAGGCGGGTATTAAAATTATCGCCTATCCAGAAATTCGCGTCCTTGGCGCACCAATTAACGGCCTTGAGATCCACCATGTTCGTCTTGGGTACAATCCCAACAGGCTTCGCGACCTCGGTCTTGCCAATATTGTATGCAGTATTTACGACGTTCGCTATGGCCTGTATTTCCGCGGGCGTAAGTTTCTCCCCCCGCAAATATGCTTCGATCGCGCTTGTGGCGTGCACAAAGCCCTCCTTGGCAACGGTCGCGTTGTTTTGAAAGAGCTCGCTGTAAAGTATGGCGAAGGCGTTCTTCGTAAGTTTCTTCGAGTGCTTGTTGAGGTAACTTACAAAGAATTTTTCCAATCCTAAGATCGTTACAACCTTTAAGTCGCTTTGAGCCTTTTCAATCGGCATTCCCATGTACGACAGGTAGTCGTCCAGCACCCTTAATGCGACGTCTCGTTTATTCGAGGTCCCCTTCTTCATCGTATATTTTCTCCCTTACGGCGGCAAGAACCCGCGCGGTTTTTTCGATAGCGTGGGCCTCTTCGTCGGCCTGCACCCCAGCCCTCATTTGTTCGAGGTAGACTGCCATCGGCACGTCCAGCCATTCGGCGCCTTTTTCCTCCCGGCTCTGCAACTTCCGGTTCAAAATCTCGCTCATAATGTCCCGGCACTCCCGTATAGTCATGCCGCACTCTGCGAAAATCTTTATCATGGCCGTGAGGCTTTCGCTGTCGTCCATGGTGGGCGACATGCTCTTGTACTTCCAATACTTCCCGGCCCCAATGCCCGGCAGAATCTTGTTATTGATAACAAAGTCCATGTAATCGCGCTCCGGGCCAAAGACCTGAGCCTCGGCGACCCTTTTGCTCTCGAGCGCGGTCGCCCTTGTGTAATCATCGGACAAACCAACGAAAAGCGGCGGCAACCTAAAGGACGAGCGTATTTTTTCCCGGTTCCCCCTGTCGTATTCAAGGAACAGCCCATCTTTAACCTGTGCGTCGGCCAAATGCTCGAAATGCAAATCGGCCCGCGACTGAGGCATTCCGGGCAGTTGCGTCCCGGACGGGCTGGCCTCTATAACAAGCATCTTGCCCCAACCCTTCTTGCCCTTAAGGTTTTCCTCGATGTAGGACGTAATCCTTTCGACGGTGTTCTCGCCGAGCTTCCCGCTAACAAGCAAGGCAAGCGGCGGAACTGTATTGTTGTTGAAATACTCCGCGTTGACCTCTTCACTCTGCCTGCTCCCCAGAACGGACAAAAGGTTTCCAATCCATCTCGGTATCCCGTAAGGCGACGTTGTAGACGCAATCGGGAAGTGCAATATTTCGGTGGCCCAAATGTGCGCCTTTCCGTCAGCGGCGTTTCCTTTTTCGTCAGTCTTTATTACGTCGCCGGTCCGGGCGTCTATGAATCTCGGGTCATTAAGTTCTTTGAAAAATACCTTTTTCCCATCCTTAATTTGGACGTATTTGCGGAATCTTTTCCGGATAAAGGCGGGCCGGTTCTTCTCGTCGATGGCCGGACCGACCGGCTTGTACTCTACGAACTCATCATCCATCCTGCAAAGCCGCATCGTATGGCTCTCCACAATATCCAGTCCGCAAATCTCGCCCTTTAGGTTGCGTAAAACCTCCCAATAAGCGTTGCCGGTGGCCTCTCTGTCGCGTCTTGTGAGGCGGCAAAGGTGCGTGTAGGGCATGTCGGGGTTGCAGAACGAAAAGAAGTCGATAATCTTGTTTTTCTCGGCGATAGCCTCAGCGGAATATTCACCCGCGTCGTTGGGCATATTTGCCTCGGTTGGCTGCAAAGAAAAGCCCGCCCCGTCAATGTTTGTCTCCATAGCCTCTATGCACTGGCCCAAGATATTGCTTCTCTCCGGGAGCGTAGACAGGAAAAACAGGTCGTAAGGCGGCTCCAATATGTTATCGCCGTAAGCTCCTGTGAACGGATCCTTGGACATCTTCCTTGTCGTCGGCGGCTCGGTCCCGGTCGCGTTCTTCTGATTGTCGAACTTTATGATGCTGACGCGGGAATCTCCGTCCGCAACGGTTTCAATTACTGCCATTAAATCTTCCCCCTATCCAATAATCAACGCCCGGTCGCTCTCTGTCGTTTCGACATCCAAGTATCCCCAAATAGACATCAGTACGGCGTAAGCCACGACGTCCACCTGGTCGTCGTGCGCCCCGTGCGGGAACGCGCATAATTCTGATTCGGCGTCGTCGAGCCAAGTGGCGTGGACCGGGTGGTAAATGGTCCCGGTTGAATACCTCGCCGCGGCGGGCATAGCCCGCGTGAACTTGTCGGCGTCCGGTTTCAACTCTACAATCGGGAGCCCCATCCGTACAAGCGACTGGAAAAGCGTGAGCCCCATATTTTTTGATTCAACGCCTACCATTAAAGGGCGTCGGGCCAAATACTGCTGTTGAATGAAGTCCGGTTGATCCGGCCCCTCCATACGCGCTCTGAACATATCCAGTATCAAAAGCTCGTTATCAGGCGTGAGGGCGAATGTCCCCAAACAGAAGTAGTCGGCGCTTGTCTTGGTAGACCCGGCCACGTCGCAAGTCTGAAAGACCTTACAGCGGCTCGCTGGCCATAACTTTGACCCGCCTGTAGTGATAAGCTCGTATGTCGCCTCTTTTCCGTTCCAATGCTCCCGGAAAGACTTGAAATACTGCCGTTTGAAGAGGAATCCCTGCCCCGGCGTCGGGTGGCCTTGATATAGTGATTCCCATGCCTTGGCCCCAACGTCCCTCTTTTTTCTCGCCATCCATTTGGCGTCGTATCCCTGCTCCGGCCATAACGGCTCGCCGGGCTCGCGTCCCAACGGGTCGGGCGCTTCTCCCTCTTTCGGCTCTTCGGCCTCGCAAGGAATGTTAAGGACCGTCCATTCTCCCTCGGTCTTATCCTGTTCCAAAATGCGCCCTACAAGGTCGTCCTCGTGCCAGCGGGTCGCAATGATAATGATGGCCCCGTCTGCGTGTATGCGCGTCAATATGGAGGCCGTCCATTCGTTCCAAATGCTCTCCCGCGTAGTCTCTGAAAACGCCTCTTTCCAGTTTTTGATGGGGTCGTCAACGATAAAAAGGTCGGCACCCTTGCCGGTGATCCCGCCTCCAATGCCGACGCTCAACATTCCGCCGCTTCTCCCCAATATCCCCCAATCGGTAACGCTGCTATTCTTCGGGTCGACGGTAACGCCGAAAATCTCCATGCCGAACTCTTCCAGTTTCGACCGGTTCGCCCTGCCGAACTGCTTCGCGAGGTCGGCCCCGTAAGATGCCTCAATAACTCGCCGGTCCGGGTGGCGTCCCAAATACCAAGACGGGAACGATTCTGTAACGCTCATGGATTTTCCGTGTCTTGGTGGTAGTGTCAAGATTAACTTTTTTAACTCTCCCCGCTCGACTGATTCCAAAAGCTCGCAAATCATTTTGAGGTGCCGGGCGGGCTTCCATCTCCCGTGATGGGAGTAAATAAGGTAGTCCTCGTAGTGCTGAAAGGCCCTCTCCCTTTCCCGGCGGATTCTTTCCGCCCTAACCTGTTCCAGCAGGTTCGCCGGTAGTTTTTCCCCCATAAAGTTTGCGAGTAATTTCTTCAAAGAGTTTCAACTCCTCATCGGACAACTTACTCAAATCAACGGTATGTTGTTCTATTGGAATAGCGCCGCCTTCTGGCCCGGAAAATTCTTTTCGCTCGATGTATCCGCGTTCCTTGCCCTTACATTTTAGATAAAAAATAATTGCAGTTCTATCTCCAGATTTAATTAAATCCAAGAGCTTATATTCTGCAAAGTCCAGGCCGTCCTCTTCACACTCGCGCCTCACCTGTCTTAAATGCTCGCTCGAGGCCACTCTTTGGCTGATTGCACCATGCGTAATTGGTATTCCGTATGTTTGGCCAATCCATCTAGCCGCCATCGTTATAAGCCCTTTTGTCTTACGTAAGGCCTCTTCTATTTGTTCGTCTGTAACCTTCTGGCGACCTGACGGGTTTTTTTCTTTTTTATCCGTTAGTTCGTTAGGCTTCACATTCCCCCGCCTCTTTTCGCAAAATCTTTTATACTGTAAAAATTAATATTTCACTATGTAAACAGCCTTTGAATATGTGTCGCTTCGAGCCATCATTGATAAAAACTCCTCTTTTGAAAAAGACGACAGCCGGAACACTTCCTCAGGAGACATTCCCAATTCTTTTGATATTTCATTCACGGTTTTGCCGTCGTTGAACAAGTCGTTGATTATTCTCTTCATCGGGGCAAGCTGATGGACTCCTCTTGCTCTGTTATGTGTGATTGTCCCGTAGATATCCTGCGCCTTATCCTCGTGTTTTACGATGACTACCGGAACCATACCTTTGAGTTTCGATAAGAGCGGTTCGCGCCCCGATACTGTCCACCGATGAAACCCGTCTATGATAGTATAGTCAGGTCTAATGACTATAGGCAAAGTCCAGCCGTTAGACAGGATCGATTGCGTAAGTAGTTCCATATTTTTCTCGCTCACGATGTTCGGATTATAATCATTAGGCTTTAACATATCCCTATGCACTATCTGCACGTTTGAAACCGGACTTAATATGTCGGAATCATTCATTTTTCTGCTCCCTTCCTTAGTCCTATTTCTATGGATGTATAAAATGCCCTTATAGTTCGTTGTTTTGGGTCTCCGGCTACAAGGATATTGTATAGGTCTTGGTATTTTTTATTATCGATTATCGCGCCGAACTTTATCATTAGATTCATTACTCTATGACATAATAATTCCTTATCTTTATCGCCTTTGAACACAATCTGAATTTCTTCGAGTTTTTCCATTGTTTTCTTTTTCCAATCTATCTCTATTCTTTCGCTTTTAGCGTTTTTATCCTTTCTTCTGAACATCTCGCTGTCCCAATACAAAGCCGCTAGATATGCTCCAGGTTCGCGTTTTTGAACTTTTTCCATAAGTTCGGGATACATTTCGGAAAGTTTAACAAGTATTTTTGCGGTATCAATAGAGAAAAACTGAGATATTCTCATTTCCCTCCTTGAACTTCCAGTCTGATACATATACATATAAGTTTCAGGAAAATCCAGCTTGTTCTCTTTGATATATAGCCAAACGTCATCGTCTTTCCAGTCATAAATAGGAAAAGCCTTCATGCTGCCAGCAATTTGCCCGTCGTGATTCTTTGAGAATACAATAGATAAATATCTTCTGCGCTGCAAAGATTCCGATGCTCTTACGCCGATCACGCTTATAATTCCAAAATTAGCAGTAATCCTTTCCATAAAATCTTGATAAGTATCAATTCTTTCTTTGAGCAGCGGATGATGTTTTATCGCAAATGGCGGCATTTCCCGTATCCAGTTATCCTTCTCCCATT